GTAAATTCATTGGGAGCAAATACCTCACCAGAAGGACTTTTATCAAGAGCTAGTGGAAGTGTTTTGAATCCAAACTTAGAACTACTATTTTCTGGTGTTAATCTGAGGTCTTTCCAATTTGATTTTGATTTTGCACCAAGAGATGAAAAAGAATCTAATGTTGTTAAAGAAATTATAAGAATTTTTAAGATATCTATGGCTCCCAGAACTGGTAGTAATATTGAAGGTGCCGGTTTATTCATCAAAGCACCGAATGTTTTCCTTCTAAAATATAAGAGTGGAAATCAGGACCATCCTTATCTAAACAAATTTAAACCCTGTGCTCTTACAAGTATGGGTATGAATTATACTGGTTCGGGTTCATATGCTACTTATGCTGATAAAACTCCGGTTCATATGAAATTATCTCTTAGTTTTACCGAACTCAATCCAATTTATAATGAAGATTATAAAGATACAGATATTGGAGTAGGTTACTGATATGTCTTACTTTAGAGAACTACCCGACCTAGAATATCAATCGCCTTTTTCTGATAGTAATTCCTCACAAAATTATGTAAGAGCAAAGAATCTATTTCGTCGTGTAAAACTTCGTGATGACTTACAGAATGTTTTCACTCTGTTTAATAAGTATCAGATTCCAGAAGGTGCAAGACCTGATACTGTTGCAGAAGAAGTTTATGGAAAAGCAGATTATGACTGGGTTGTTTTATTAACTGCCGGTATTGTAAATGTAAGAGACGAATGGCCTCTTTCTGATAGAGACTTATACAGATATGCCGAAAATGTTTATGGAAATGAATTAAATGCGGTTCATCACTACGAAACTACAGAAATCAAAGATTCTAATGGAAGATTAATCCTTCCGGCCGGTAAAATTGTTGATTCAAACTTTACCATTCCAGACCCTAATATTCCTATACAAACTTTAAATCCTGTTGTTGGTATTAGTAATTATGAATACGAAACCAGAAAGAACATAGAAAAAAGAACGATATATCTACTGAGACCTGATTATCTACAACAATATTTAAATGATATGAGAAAGATTATGTATTATGATAAATCTTCTCAATATGTTGATAAGAAACTAATCCGTACCGAAAACACAAGAATCACGATGCCATAAAAAAGGGGAGAAAACCTCCCCTCAGTTTATTGCGAATCAGTCTTCGGCAAGTTTTGCGAAATACGAAAGTGCATCGTCATCATCATCATCCACAACAGGACGAGCCGGTTTCAGATTATTGAGTTCACTACGCAGATCTTCTGTCAGAGAAGGAGCAGGACCACGATAGTCATCCTCATCCTCAACTTCAGAATCAACACGAGTAGACTTTCCACCAAGAACGGAATCAAGACGCTTCTTCATTTCCTCATAGGACTTGAATTGGTCAGGAGAAACAAACTCGGCAAGAGAATACTGCTTCTTCCAGATTGCTTCCATAGCATCATCATCATTCAGAAGAGCACCCTGAGAAGCAAACTCGCTAGAATCATAGTTCCTATAACCGGCAACATTCTTTGCCTTCAGTTTGAAGTTGGCACCGGTCCAGAAGTCAAACGGATCAATAGGAGTCTCATCTTCAAACTCGGGTTGCATCGCTTCCGTGAGTTTGTCAAAGATTTTCTTACCATACTTGAACAGAAAGACTTTACCTTCGTTTTCAGGATTAGTAGGGTCTTTCACCACATAAATGTTGCTCATATAAGTCAGTTTACGCTTCTGCTTACGTGCGACTTCTTTATTGGAATCCATACCAGAGTTCCAGAGACCAGAGTTGTGCTCACAGATAGGGCACTTCTGATTCAGAGTGGTAAGGCAAGAATCAATCAACCAACCACCAGGACCCTGGAAGGCGTGTGAGTAGACTTTCACAAAAGGCAGGTCTTCACCATCGGGAGCAGGCAGGAAACGAATAACGGCATAACCATTACCGCTTTTATCACATTCCAATTTCCATACACGGTCATCAGAAGAATTACCAGAATTATTCATTTTTTCAACTTCTTTCACCAGTTTTTCGGTGAGAGAACCAAGTTTAGATTGTTTTTTAAGGTCAGCAAAACCCATTTTAGATACCTCGGATAGTTTGGATTCGGGAGATTTACTTAGATATTATAGCAAAAAATCGCTCATCAGTCAAGATACTTTTTAAGCGATTCAATTGTTTTTGTCATACTACTGAAAAGAATATTCATATCAGTCTCTGGTGGAAATCCCATCAGAGCAACGGACTTTCTCAGATTCTCTTTCATCTCAATTGCCTGAGGGTCATCAGAAAGAGAAAGTCTGGTATACATAATTCTCTGCTTTTCAAGCAGTCGTGTCATCTTATCAATATGTTCCAGCTTATCTTCACGAGGCATCATACCAAAAGTTAAAATACTATTGTATATAAACTCTTGAAGTTCGTTAATTTCTTTTAATTCATCCTGAATAATATCAGAATCAAAAAAACTACTCATTTATAATGTCCCGTAAAAGTTTTTTGTACTGGAATATATCAATATGTATAAAGGGTTTGTATTTTTTTATTTTTAAACTTACGGTTTCCCATACAGGGTCCAGAAGTTTCTTATCAAACTCACTAATATACGAAAATATTATATCATAAATTACCATTATTTCAGGTACTAGTTCACCTTTTAGAAATGTTTTGAGAAGAATTGGATGACCTTTTGAGCAGTCAAATACATTCTCTAATTTTGTCTGAGAGAACAATTCTGTTGATTGCTCCTTGAATAAGTAAGTCAGACTCTGCTGTCTTTTCATCCATTCTTGGTAATTTCTTTCTCCAGAATTAATAATTTCACCAATCCACATACTTTGGGGATTATCCGCTACTATAAAATTTGATACTAGAAAATCTACTATTTCTTTGTCCGAATATTTACGAGAACTTTTCTCGAAAAAATACCGGTCTTTGCGTTTATTAAATGATGTAAGTGTTGCTCTTGTTTTTTTATATTTAAAGTAATCATATTTGGGATTGGTGAAATGATTCTTGATTCCCAAATATGCCTGATAAGTTTCAAATGGTGACATCAGATAGGCAAACGAGCACGGGAAGTTTTCTTCATAAAGTTAAGACTAATCGCATCATACTTTAATCTTTCTTTAAGAGGTTTAGAAATCAATTTAGTAACCGATTCTACATCAATACCGTTGATTTCACAATAATGACAAATAGCATCAATATAATTACAGTTTTCTTCCGCAACTATTTTTTCAATTTCTAAAGCAAATTTGGAAGGAGTAAGAAACTTATCCTCTATTGCTTTTTCTAATTCTTTGTTCGTTTCCGTTTGTTCCATAGATTCTATATTAATTTCTAGAAATGTCTCTAATATATTTGCCATAATTTAAGAGTAATAATATGTAGTATAAAATAAAATAATCAATTAGTCAAATAGACATTAGTTCAAGTTTATCATTCACAAACTTTTTAATATATTCCACAACAAGTTTCATATATTTGTTAAGGTCTCTCTCTTCATAAACAACACATTCACCATTTTCACACGCCATAATGATGACTAGTTTTTTGACTCTAATATCAGTCATCTCATAGAGTGCCATTCCATAGAACATCGCCTGAACGAAATAATTCTCAATCCAATCTCTTGGTTTTGGTTTTTTAGAAGTCTTAAAGTCTATGATGGCAAGTTCTCCATCAAACTCGGCAATACAATCAGTAGTACCGGCAACACCAAGTTGTTTACTATATAGAGCCCCTTCCAGACAGTAGATATTATTAATCCTGTTCAGTTCTGATTTAGCAATCTTAAAAAGAAAATCTGATATGGGTTGAACTGGAGGAAGGTCCCTATTATAAAGATAGTTCTCAACTAAAGTATGTAGGTCTGTTCCACGACTGGTTGCTGCTTTGGTGATACGGTCAGCCTCTTCTGTGCCGACTTTTTTTCTCCACTTAACAAAGATTTCCTTATTAAAATGACTGGTTACGGAAGTGATAGAGACCAACTTGAGCAGTTGGTCTTCATCTGGTACGGAATAATATCGGACTCCATCAATTGTTTCTCTTTCAAGTTGAGGAAATACATTATCAAGATGATTAAACATTTAAGACCTCACTCTTCCTTTATTATAACCCATAGGTATGGATTCGTCAATATTCATAAGTTTTTCTTCAATACCATTATTAATCCAAACTCTCTTTGGACGATTTTTTGCCTTTTCTTTTAACTTTTCAATAGTTTCTGGGGAGTGCTTTTTTCCATACATAGGATTATTTTCTCCATTTACATCGTGATGATTTTCACTAATTTTTTTCTTAGTTTCATCACTAAGAACTCTACCAAGATTTATTTGACGCAATTTTTCAATAGATTCTGGACTCAGTTTTCTTCCAATTAACCAAGGTTTTGATTTACCTTTTGAGGCAACACTCATTTTTCTTTTTGTTTCATCACTATGATTCTTACCGTACATACCAACTTTTTTTTCTTTATGAAGTTGCTTAACTCTTTCGGAACATTCTTGACGATATTCTTCGGTTACTTCCCAACCAAAAATTCCGTCACCACCATCAGTTAAATTATAACCATAAGGAACTTTGGTATTATATTCTTTAATGTAATACTGCTCTAATTCATATGCTCTTCCAGCAGAGTCAACTTCTTCAATCAATTCAATAAAGAACTTATCTTCTCCATATTTTTTGATTGCTTCAGTTAAAAGAAATCCTCTTTTAGAGTGCTGATAAAATCTTTCAGTAATAGAGAATTTAGTTATTCCAACGTACTGTTTTTTATTTTCTAAATTAGTAATTAAGTAAATATTATACATTATCTAACTCATAAAAGGTTATAATTATTTATATAAATCTAAACCTCCACGAGTTAGACATATTATTATAATCCGAGTGCGTGTTGGGCGATTAAAAATTCCTTAACCAATCCTGAACGAATCACATCATCAATACCAAACTCAATTATATCAATAGACGGCATAGTTCTCAAAATTTTCATAAAATCAATTACACCATTCTTTTCATTTGTTTTAATTAAATCTGATTGAGTAGCATCTCCACAGAACATAATCTTGGAGTTTTCACCCACACGAGTAATAATAGAACATAATTCGTGGAAATTTGCGTTCTGGAACTCATCCACAATAATAATAGAATTATCAAGCGTAGTTCCTCTGAGGAATGAGGTGCTCCAGAACTTAATTGTTTCCTGTGCCTTAAGATTGCCATAAAGCATCTCAAATTCGGCATCACTTGAAAGTTGGAACATATACTTCACCATATTCTTATAAGGAATCTGGTAAATATCTGACTTGTCATCATAAGAACCGGGAAGAAATCCAATTTCTCGTGTGGCAACTAAAGAACGAACAAGGTAGATTTTTTCGTAAGGTGTTCTTTCATCCAAAACCTCACGAAGAGCATTATAAAGAGTAATGAAAGTTTTACCAGTACCGGCACATCCATAGGCAACTAAATGTTTTTGAGCGGCATAAGAATTGAAAAGTTTCTTTTGATTTTCGGTAAGTGGATCAATATCTACTAGATATTCAGAACTTAACGGTTTTTTACGCTTTGCCTGACGAGTTGTAAGACCAACACCGATTGGTTGCTCTGCTCTTTTTCTTCTTGCCATAAGTGTTTAGAGTTTTTGTACTTTTGATCCGGGCATCTTTTGGGCACGACCCAATACATCATTCCACGAAGGGTGCTTGGAAGTTAGTTTATTCCGCCAATCACCTACTTCACCAACATTCATTTGTGTTGGAATGAGTGCTTTGATATGAGGGTTTTCTTTGAGATATGGGTCCTTGTCTGCCATATACATCCATTTCTCAAAGATTTCACCCGTTTCCGTATTCTCAAATCTATAGGTTGGCAAAATTATACCTCCAAATTTTTTCAATATGCTTTAAAAATTTTTCATCATCCAATTTATGTTTCATATAATTACAGGTTGAACAACATGGTCTTACATTTGTTATGGTGTATCCTTTTGAATTTTCTATTCTATCTATACCATTTATAGGTACTCGTGTTCCAGCAATCATATGAACTTTTCCTTCTTTTAAGGTTGGAATAGAACCACAAATATGGCAATTTTGCTGTATTAGATTAGACCATTCTTCAAATGTCAAATCCCAGTATATATTTCTATGATTTGGGTTTGCGTCACATTTTTGAACTGTATATATTTTTTTCAAATATGTTTGTTCTGGGATGAGTGTTTTGTTATAAACTCTTTTTTTAGGATAGTTGTTAGACCTTTGGTTTTCTTGCAAATCCACAAATAGTAAATAGGTAGGTTACATATTTATTTTATAAAATAAATATGTAACTTATATATTTGTTTAATAAGTTATAATAATTTACAAAAATATTTATGGACTCAACCGTGCTTTATGAAGACGCTTCTCTTCATAATAACCCCAAACATTTGGTGCCCACTTTTGAATTTCTGGAGCAATTTGTTCACTTAATGCCTGAATTTCAAGTTGAGCATCCAACTTAGCACGAAGATCAAGAATATGAAGAATAGAACGAAGATTGCAAGAAACTACAAAGTTTTGACGAATTCCTTGTGCTAGACCATCACGAATATGTTCTTCACACATTCCCTTTTCATACTTCACAGCATAACGCTTACATCCTTCTACATACCATTTCATCTCATCATCATAATCTTCTTGAGTCCATTCATACTTCTTACCCTTACGATTGGTATAGAAACCAGGAGGACGAGAATAGAAAACTTCATCAGGTTTCAATTCTCCTTGTGCCACCTTCACAACTCTCTTACCAGTGTATCGTTGAGATTGAACATCAAACGTCACACCTACCCTGTGAGTCCTTGCTTGCACCATAACGTTGTGGACATACCCAGACACCGAGAATGTAATACCGGGGTGTTCTACAGGTCCCCAGTGCCCTCTCTCGTTGCTTAGAAGTTGCTCCACAATCCACTCACCACACTTCTGCGGTGTAGGAATTTGTTGATGATGAATAGGAATTTCCGAATAGTCACACTTTCCTGCTTGGTAAATTACCTGCTCTGGAATTGGATATCCTTGAAGTTTTACTACTTCAAGTCTCTTATCAAGTTCAAGAAGATCTTTTGCTTTAATAGGTCTCATTTCTTTCCAAATCCTTTTGATGTTTTTGCTTCAAGTTCTGCAAGTTCTTGTTTTACAACTCGCAATTGTTGTTTCATTTCTACCAGTTGCTCATCAGAATAAAGATGATCTTGTTTACTCAATCTTTCAAGCAACTTTACCAGTTCTTTTGCTCTATTCGTCATCTAAATCACTATCCTCAAAAATTTCGTCATAATCTAAAACTGCCCGTTTTCTCATCGGTTCCATAGGAGTATAAGCAGAAACATCAGAATAGATTTCTGCCTTTAATGAATCCACAAGCAATTCCATATTACGAACGATAAGTTTTAATTTTTCTTTGTCCATATCTTGTAATACTCTCATCTCATTTTACATAAAAAAAGGGAGGATGTCAATCCTCCCAGTTTCAGGCAACTTGTGGTTTTTTTGCCATATTCAGTTGTGCTACTTGAAGGAGTTTTTCCTTCTTTGCTTTTCTTTTAAGATAGCGAACGAAATAAGTGTTCATTTGTGCCCCTCCTTTACATACTTAATACCACGATAGGTTTCGTTGTATTGTTGGGGTTGCTGCATCATTTGCTGTTGGTATTCAATACGCTTTTGGGTATCATATTCAACACCACGATATACGACTTTGGACATTAGGTTTGCTCCTTTACTTTTTAGGTATTGGTGCGTTGCTTCCCAAATGGTACTTCCGTCGCGTGTGCGATCAACGTACTGTATATATTAGCATAAAATCAAAAAAGTAGCAACTGATACCAAAACTGTATCATGCTGCTACCTTTTTAAAAAACCTTAAGGGGCAAAAATTTTGGGAGAATTTTTTTGCCCGATATGGGAAATCACTTTCTCTTTTTCTTTTCGGGTGCTTTGTATCCCCAAATCT